AGACGGGGCTTTCGCCCCGTCTTTTTTATTATTACTTTTAATTTTGATTCGTCTATAACCTTTTCTATATAATAGCATTTAGAACCTTTGTACTGACCGAAATTTTGATACATCTACATATCAGTTAATAGTTTTATTCTACTAATTCAAACCGATATTTCTGGGATGCATTTGGATACTTTTCACTATCAACTTCAGATGCAAACATTTCATAAGGTCGTACATAAATCTGAAAATCATCATACAGTGCCTGATAAACTACATACTGTTCATTAGTTTCAGAATGCTTTGCTATAGCAAGCACCTTATAATATTTTCCTTTAAAATGTTTATATTCTTTGTTAATAAGAATTTCTCTCATTTTTTAAATCCTTTCCATACTTTTAATAAATCTGATATAATTATACCAAACACAATAAGCAAGCAAGCTGCTAGTAACACTAGAATAATTATACCTGTGGAAAATAGCCCAACTTCCGTTGGTATACCTTTAAAAAAAGTTATAACTTCCGTGCACTGGTTTACAAGTAAACCAACAAAAAATGCCAATACAAGACCTGTAACAGTTAGTTTCTTAATTGCATCAATCTCTTTGTTAAGTGCTTCCTTCTCTGCATCTTGTTTCACCTTAGCCATAACTTCTCCGTAGAGTTCTTCTTTTATTTCTCGGTACACTCGCCTTCTAATTTGATCTTTAATAGCAAACTTATAGTCTTCTCCAGAGTATACTTTCGCAGATTCTAATATCTGACTATCACCTTCTACCACTTGATCTATGAGTTTTTCTAATTCTTGTGACATAAATTACTCCTCTGGACCAATAAGTCTACTTACTGCTTCTTCAACACTTTTATCAAACTCAGATATAAATCTAGGTCCTCTAAATTCTTTTTCATTTTGATAAGTAGCATTCATTTTATTCTTATATAATTTATCGTCTGAAGGAATTTCTTTTAACTCTTCAAAAACAATTTGAGCAATTTTAAGATTTCTTCTAATTTTAACTGCATAATCTGTAGCGTTATACAAGCCCAATCTTAATACTCCAGAATAAGTTGAGTTACAATGTTGAGCACTTACAATTAATCCTAATCTCGTAAATTTAGTTCTTGGTCTAATATGCGCTGTTATATTTTCTGGCAAAGTAATTTTCTCTTTTAACTCAACTAAAACATACTCTTTCGGAGACAAAGTATATCCAGCAAGAGGAATCTCCTTTACACAATAAATACTATCGATATTTTCTTCACTTTCTATATCAATGCAACGAACCTCTTTTTTTAATACAGAAATTTCAGTACCAATAGATAAATCATAAGATTCACTCTGTAATGCCCTTTCATCAAATGGTTGTATTAATCCATTATTTTTATCATCACACATTTCTCTGATTTGTTTATCTGTCAATACCATAACAATCACCCTTCAACACTTCAAACTCATTTCCCATTCAATTAAATTTGATTTTTCTCTTTAACATTTTTGATTATAATACCATAAATTAAGAAAATCAACATTTTATCATAAAATTAAAAATTGTCAAGTCTCAAATTGGTATTTATACCTAGTTTTACTATATTTTATTATTATATTACTAATATTAAAATATTTGCCTCTATAAACCCAAAAAACGGGGCTTTCGCCCCGCCCTCTTACCTCTTCGTCAGCACTGCTGTACTTCCCTGATTGCTGATCTTATATCCCAGCACATCCGCAATATCCCTGATCTTGATATAGTTTGTGCCGTCCTTCAAAATCCGTTCCACGGTATATTCCTTACCATTCACAATCAACTTCGCCTGTTCCACCACTTCGTCATCAACCTCCTCTTTCACCATATAGTCAATATCCTTCAGCCGCAGCCAATGGGTAAATCCAGCCTTGCTCAGCTTATTCTTCCGGCAGCCATAAGCACTGCCATCCTCGGCAATATATTCCCCATTGCCGATATAGATACCAATATGCCCTTTCTGCCACACAGCTGCCCCGATGGGTGCCTTGCTGATGGTGGAAATGGGCTGCACCTCCAGAGCCGTGTCATGGTATCCCTGCGAATTACGGATGATACCTGTTGCCCAGCTGATCAGACCAGAACAGTCACAGCAAACCTTTCCGACCTTATTTTTGTCACTGTCCCAAACCAATGCACCATACATGGATTTCAGTTGGTTGTACTTTGCAAGCGTCATGACCGTACCCTTCATTCCATACACATACGGCACGCCCAATTTACTTTTGACAAACGCCACCAATTCTTCTCCTGTCATAAACTTTCCCCCTTTGTCCCAGTATATGAAAAAGCAGGGGCTTTTGCCCCTGCCTCATTCTTACAGAAAATAACTCTCAATGCATCCCAACATACTTCTGGATATTCTGATTTTCTTCCAGCATTTCCCGCATCTGCTTCAGTGCTTCATCCACCCATGAAGAAAAAGTATCAAATGAAATGACCATGGCAGCAGCAGGGAATTTTCCAACAAACATATCATATACATTTCTCAGCTTCAACTGACCGGTACCTCCACCCATTTGTCTCTCCGCTTCCATGACTGCAAACAGCAGCCATTTTTTAATTGCATTTACCTGCTCTTTGGAAGGGCGAGAGAAAAAATTGAACACGACCGCTCCAGCCATCCCTACCATCACCAATGCTGTCAGAATAAAATACCAATTTTCGATAATCCAATTTACTTTTCCTGTCATACTTTCTTCCTCCTTTTTTCACTCACAAAAATACGCCAGTTTTCACTCACTCATCTACCCCAAGTGAAAACTGACGTGTGCGTTCCTCATAAAACCCTGAAATATCAATAAATTTGCTGTTTCATCATATGTAAAAAATGCCCTTTTCAAAAAAGAGCAAATCTTCCATACTTTTTTATTTTCCTTGTTACACAATAAACGCAAATTAATTTATCATAATCAGGTATGAGCTGCCTTGTTCATGTGCTTTTCTAACGATCTATGTGCGTTCGTCACATTGCCATTTGCACCCAACTGCTTCAATCCATCCAGTGTTGCAAGGGCAGCATAGCATAATTCTTTCTGTTCCTCCTTTATTTCACGGATATCCTGATCATGTTTTTTCTTCAGGTCCTCGATATCTTTGTCCTGCTGATTTTGCCGGTCAAACCACTTGAAACTTTTGAATACGATCGTACCACATGCTACAATGGCACTTAATGCCGATGCCAGCAGCAGAAATGATTCTATGTCAATCTTCATCCTCTGTTTCACCCTCCATTTTCTCTCCTTCCATAATTTTCAGCAAGTTTTTCAGTGCTTTATCTCTGATGCGGAACATGGTAGATCTGCCAATGCATAACCTCATACAAATCGTATTGATAGATGCCTCTCGACCATAATACATACGGATGAGCATTTCTTCTTCTGGATCCAACTGCCCTACAATTCTTTCCATTCTATTGGCAAACCAGTTCAGCTCCTCGATATTTCTTACCATGTTTTGGATACTGTTTTTATAAGATTTTTCGATTCTCTCCTTTTCTTCAGCTCCCATTTTACATTTATGCTGTTGCAGACGCTCCAGCAGTCGATTGTATTGAACGATTCTGACCTGATGTTCTCCGCAAATTTGCTGCACTCTCCCCCACTTCCGCAGGTACTGTTTAACTTTGAGCAGTCCATCTGCATCATTTTTTTCAATGACTGTCTGTTTAACATCTGATAATACATTTCCCATCATACAAGCTCCCTCTCTTTCAGTTCCCAATGCCGATATTGGCTTAACTGTCCGTGGGTATAACGGCACAAATCTTTATTGGTATTGTATTTGAATATAATCTCAAAAGTCAGGTGTGCCGGTTTGATTTCTTCGATACTTCTTTTCAAATCTTCCACATTTGGTGGAATGCCGATAATGGTTTCCATGATGATTTGAAATTTATATGCACTGTTCTGTTCAACCACTCGCACTTCCCCGCCCAGAAAACTTTCCGCTACGTTTTTGATCAGCTCTACTGTGGTGGTACCCGTCCCCATCATCTTTGCACGAACTGCCGCCCGTCTGAATTCATAGGACTTTGACAGATCCGTTTTGACATCAAACATCTTTTCCCATAATGACAATCCCCATGTGGCTGTTCCCAGGAAAAGCTGATTGCGCAAATCATCAATATCAACTTCCATCTCTGTTCCTGCTCACTCTATGGCTTTCTGCAGCTCTACCATCGCCGGACTACGCATATAGTCTTGCGGAAGCAAACTCATAAGGTTCATCCAACCGCCCCCTCAATCTCTATGCTGCCTGTGACCTGAATCTCTTTTTCACCAATGCTGATGCTCTCTGTTCCTCCGTTGATCGTAAATGTTTTGACAGATACCACCCCTGCAATATCGTAGAACATAGACAGGCACTTGAAATAATCTACTGTGCTCAATTTGAACACGCTGCTTTTGATATACTCCTCTAACAGCTTCCCATAGGCTTCCTTTACCGTTTCTGCTGTCACTGCTGTCGTGATTTCCACAGACGCAGCTACATTGATCATTTTTTCTGCTGGTGCCATGACCGTCACTGTCGCACCAATGGGACGCTGTTCTTCTATGTATTCCTTCACTCTCTGGATGATTTCTTCATCTGGACTTCTTCCGCTGCTGGTGATCGGCATGACTGTCACTGTACCAGGACCATTATCCAGTGGAAAGACCTTTACATTTCCAACGCCTTCCACATTCATTGCCCACAGCTTATAGTGATACACATTTCCACTGGTTGCCGGGGATTGCAATTTCAGCAAAATACGTTCCACCAGTTCCGCATCCGTTTCTCTCTCTGATCCTCCCAGCATCTTTCCGTCATTCGTTACAGCCGTCACACCAAATATGGATGTCGGCAGAACTCTTACACTGCCTGCCAGCACATTATACTTATCTCCGGGTTCCTGCGCTTCTACCGGCAGGGTAATGGTGCCGCCTTCTGGGATCACACCCCCTTCCAGCACTTCAAACATCAAGCCACCCACTGTTGCACATAATGTGCCTGCCGGAATCTCCACATCCTTTTCTCCCGTGAATGTCACTTCACCCTTGGCATACGTTCCCTCTTTGCGGATGATTCCGTATTCCTTTCCCCTATCATCGATATATGTCCCTGCGGATGTATCCAGAAACATGATTCCCAGCATACGGTCAAATTGGTTATACGTCTTTTCCATCTCATAGGAAATCGGACTTACCACATCGCTGGCAAAGGAACCTTCCCTCGTATCCGTCAATGTCACTTTGGACAGGATTTCGTCTCTTATATTCTCATAGGTTTTATCTTCATACATTTACACACGCACCTCCACTTCGGTTTCCCCATAAATTGTTTCCAGTGTGCCAGAAACGGTAAGATGCCCCTCCGAAAAAGATACTTCCACTTCTGACACCGCTTTGATATAGGGATTGATCAGCAATGCCTCCTCGATATACCGGATGCACTCTGCCTTTGTGAGATTTGGTGTGTAGCTCTGTCCGATGATACTGTCAATTTCGCTCCCATAATTCCAACTGTAAATCAAATGCTGGAATCTCTCTGTTTTCAGCGCCTTATACGCCCAAGTCTTTACAGCTTCATTTTCTGTTACAATTTCGTATTCCCCATTTTTCAGTTTGGGGATATTGATCTGAAAATCCCACGCCACCTCTTTATACAACGGCAGATTTGTTCCCGCTGCGACTTCTGTAACAGTATCACCGAAAAATGGAAATAGGCTCATATCATTCCCTCCATTCTTTATAGCAATGTGCAGACGATGATGTACTGCTGCTTATCCGCACTTACCAAAATCAACACCTCATCACCAACGGCAAAGTCATCTAACGTGGTATATGTGCCGGCTGGTATCCCAATGGTATTCTGATCATGGGCATGTGAAGCAAATGCGTCATCACCGCCGCCCCCACTTTTTGTATTTGTCACACCCGTTGCTCCAGTGGTTGCCAAATTTAATCTGCGCTGATAATTCTTCAGCAAAAAGCTGTTGATTTTCAAATCTTTTCTCTCCAACACGAAATCCCCTATGGCTACTGTCAAAGGATTTGCCGTTTTGACTTCTCCAATCAAAAAGGGAACGGGGTTATTTATCTCTCCCTGTTCCCTCATGATTCCTAAAAAATTGTTGTATGGGTTATCATTTTCGTTATACATAGCCCACCTCACTTATTTTCGCTGCCACTGTCTTTATCGTCCATCATATTTTCGAAATTCAGCGTCAGCTTATTTGTGTAAATTCCATTCTTCCAGTTATGCTCATCACCATCAATATAGAATATCCCTGTCAATCCTGTATACGGCTCTGTCACATTGACTTTCTTTCCGGTAATGTATTCTGATGTCCCGAAATTGGTCACGCTGATTTTCCGCTCCACACCTTCCAGCATGTCCTTTGCCTTCTTGGTATAGTCTTCATCATTGCTGGAAATTCGGATGATTTCCGTCAAATATCCATACAACTTGGCGTCCGCTTCTTCCGTAAATTCTTTGAGCAGTTTATCTTCTTTGCTGTAAACCCTTACCCGATTGACCATATTGTTCAAGCTCTCACTGACACTGGCTGTCAACAGGTTCACATCACTCTCCAGCGGTGTGCACTCCTTTTTGCCTTTTTCCAGCATATACATCAATTCACCCTCGAAGATGCAATAGTATTTCTTGTCATTCGCCAGCGAGTATGCCGTCATAATGATATCGTATAAGCTGACATTGAAAAATTTCCTGCTGATCGGTACCCCAGTAATAGACAGACTGCCAATCTTGATACCAAAATCACCACATACCTTTTTCGCAATGGCTTCCGGCGTCATTTTATTGAATACATAGCTGGCTTTGTTCTTTTTCAGATAAATCCCATAATCATTGCAGGTATAGTCAATCTCATTCGTCTCTGTGACCTTGCTTTTTGTCCAAACAGGACCTTGGAACATTACCTTATCCACATCTATCACTTTGATGATATCCCCTACATCTATGCGGATCAGCCACGTTCTTTCGTCCCCAGCAGCATGGACGATGCCAAATTGACACATCCTCGCACAGCTTCTATATTCTCCGCTGATGGTCAAACTGGTGATGATTTCTGTAATCTCCGTCTTATTTCCTTCCTTGGAAATATGAAATGCTCTCATGCTCATATTGATTCCCCCTTATGGGATTGTATAGGTCTGTCCAGGGAAGATAAGGTTTGGATTTTTTCCAATCACAGATTTATTGGCTTCATATATTTTTCTCCACTGATTGGCGTCCCCATATACCTGCCTTGCTATGGCACTCAGGCAATCTCCTCTTTTAACTGTATATGTTTTCGCTTTCTTCGGAGCCGCTGTTTTCGTATCCGTTCTTGGCGTGTTTGCCGCAGGAGCCTGTGCGATGGCAGAAACTTTCATAGGTGTGTACTGCCGCAAGTTGATCGTATATGTGATATCACCGTTATCCTCTTTCCTTTCGCCGGAAGTAATATCTTCGATGTAAAACTGATCATTGACACGTGCACCGCCATTGTCAGCGATAACCAGTCGGATGATATCTTTTGCATCCTTCCATTGTTCCAGCTTTTTCACATATTCCGCAGCATTTCCCAGCAAGATGCCGCCTTTTCTGACAAATGGATAATCTCTTGCCGGAAAAAAACTGCTTAATGTGATGCTCTTTGGCTTACGCCGACCGGCAACATTGATATCACCAAGATTTGTTGCCCGTACTGTTTCAATTTCCATGCCTGTGCTGATCTCATAGCCTTCAGGAGTAACGGGCAGAAGCATATCTTCGCTTTTCGTTTCATTCTTGAGCCAAAATTCAAACAAACTTCATTCCCCCTTCTAGCCCGCATAACATTCCGCAGCAGCCATGATTTTTCTTGCGAATGCCGTAGCAAATTTATCGATGTCCGCTTCTTCCCGCACGATGATGCTGTCTGCCAATTTTGCAACATACACACCGCCGGTACCATTCTTTTGTTTATCCGCCTCTACACGTGTCAATACCTGCTCACCTTCATGCAGGATTGCCGGGTACCCATCATACGGAACCCTTGGCAGCCCCGTTGCATGACCTGTCGGTGTGCCGTATTTTAACGCAGTTCGTGCAAAAAGACCGTTCAAAAAACTGCCGCCGCCCAACGACTTGATGTCATTGACAGCATTATTGGTTCTGGTAGAGCTCCATCCTTTGGAAAATTCATTCGCCATTGCCGATCCAAAGCTGACGTAATCTCCGCTTTCCACCAATGCACCTTGGATGCTTTGTACCAGGTCTTTTTCTGCCTGCAGTTTTTTCTGGTATTCCTCACCGTTTTTATATTCGATCTCGGCTTCCGTGTAGGCTTCCCACATACGCTTTTGTGCATCCAAGCCTTCCAGACCTTTGCTTTCGATGTCTTGGTTTGCCTGTTCCAGAGCATTCAGGATGGACTGTTGATGCTGATTTTCCATTTCCGCTTCATACGCACCTATCATTCTGTAGGCTTCTTTCATCTGTTCGCCCATTTGACCGTTATAGGCTTCGATTTCCCTCGCCATACCTTCTTTTCTTGCGGCATTGTAACCTTCACCCATGGCAATCTCAATATTCTTTTTGGCACTTTCCAACTGCCCCTGCAAGCCGGAAAATGTATCACTCATAGCATTGACAGCATCATGGAAACGTTCTCCTTCGCTGGTAGCAGTACGCATTGCATCTTCCAGCATCTCTGCCGTGATCTTGCCATCACTCATCAAATCCTTTGCCGCCGCTTTTGTGATGCCTTCATTTTTTGCCACATATTCCAACGGATCAAACCCCCAACCAACCATCTGATTGCGGTCCTGACCGTTTAGTACACCAGAAGCCATTGATTGCGCAATGGCATAAGAAAGACCTGAAAATTTATTGGCATTGCCCATGGCAATATTCCCAATCATGTCTGTGTAATCCATGATTTTTTCTTTTTCGATACCATAAGACAGCATTTCCATGCCCTTTGCAAGCATCACAGAAGTATCATACGGTGTTTTATCCCCATATTCTTGGATTGCCTGATATAATTTGGCTCCTGTAGCATCATCTGTCATACTGGCATAGTTGCGCTGGTAATCTTCTCTTTCAGATGCATAAACACTGCTTCTTTCCAGTGCGGAATTCATCTCATTTATGGCACTGCTGTGCAAACTTTGAACCTCGCTTCGGAAATAATCATCCTCTCGGCTGTTTTTATCAGCCAGTGCGTTAATGGCACCCGTCAGCCCACCGACCGCTGCACCAACTGCTGTCCCGATGGGGCCCGCAATGCTGCCAATGGCTGCACCTTGAATCCCTCCGCCAATGACACCGCTGACCATCCCGCCAGTGTTCTGTCCAAAAACGGATGTGATTGTCGTGTTCATATAATTCTGTGCCGCCGATCCAATCATACTTCCCAATCCTGCAGATGCAAGACCGTTCATGAATCCGCTTAAAGACGAAGAAAAGCCTCTCCCTGCATTGGCATTGCTGGTACGGCTCATATCCGCTGCCAAATCCCGCTCTGCTTTCCCCGCCTCTTTTGCAACCTGTGACAGACGCTTGTATTCTTCATTCAGCTTTTCTAACGCAAGCTGTTTGTCCATGAAGGCTTCCTTTGCTCCATCCACATTATCCTGCACGGCTTTTGTCAGGTCTTTCAGGTCTTTTTTGGCTTGGACAATGTCAAATTTCATTTCGGTTTTTTTCTGGAATGCCTGATCCTGTATTTTTCTGTATTCTGTCACATCATTGGAAAGACTGTTTACATTCTTTCTCATTTGCTTCAGGCTCTCAGATAGCCCGTCAGATGCTTTGAATACAATACTGACATCTTTTGACAAGTCTTCACCCCCTTTTTGAAATATAAAAACAGCCTTTTGCAGTCCGAAAATTCTTTCTGCAAAAAGCTGTTCTTTTTATAATTGCTGTTCGTCTTCATATTTCCAAACATATCCACCAGCATGTTTTTGTACACCTTTGGCTGCATCACGAATACTTTTGGAATTGATCCCCGTTTCTCTGATAGCTTCAGCAATACTTTCGTATCTTGCAACGATCACCAGATCATCCGTCATTTGCAAGACTGGTCTGCCTAATGATTTTCTTCCTGCTGATACGTTTTTCTTTTCTTCCGCTTTCTTCTTCTCTTCCGCTTTCTTCTCCCTTTCCTTTTGCTGTTCGGCAGCAATTCTTTCCGTTTCTTTCTCTTTCCATAATCTTTCTTCTTCACGTTCAGATGCTCTCTGCAGCAATTTCGCCACATCATAAACCGAAAGCGTATGCAAAGATTTTATTATACAAACGGCATCCTCCCTTGTAAGGTATCCCATTGCAAGGCTGTACATCTCCTTGTCATAATGTTCTTTGTAGATGTGCCAGATACTTTCTGCCACGTTTTCCAACTGGAAAGGATTTTGAAAGAAAACACGAACATATGCTTCAGTTCCCTCCGTTTTTGAACAAGGTTCTATTTCTAAGTCTGAATTTTGGAAGAATCTTTTTTCTGCAAGGATATACTTTCTCTTCTTCATGAATTTAATTTTGAAAATGCTGGATATGAAGATAACATCTATATAACCTTTTTTATTTTTTGAAAAGCCAAGGAATTCTAAGTCACCTTCGTGATCTGCAATAATCTTCTGAATGTATGCGCACGTTTCCATTTCTTCCTCATCAAGACTGCTTTCTTCCAGATATTGCATATATTGCTTCTGCTGCTCTTTTTTTAGCTTAAGCAGTTCCTGCAGTATTTTCCCGCAGACCTCTGCATCAGCAACAGCGTGGTGAGCCTGTTCGTTTTCAATCCCAAAATATTGTGCCACTGTATCCAGCTTATTACTTCGCAATTTCAACATCTTTCTGGATAACGCAAGCGTATCCACACAGGAAATCGTTGCATCATACCCCAACCGCATCAATGTTTCCGACAAAAAGTCCATATCGAATCTCGCATTGTGGGCGCACAACATCGTCTTTCCTTCCAAGGCATCACCCAAGAATGCCAAAAATTCAGGATAAACAAATTTTTCTCTCGGTGCTGTCAGAAGCATTTCATTTGTGATATGGTTGATTGCTGTAACAGTTGGCGGGACATTTACCCCTGCATCAACAAGTGTACTATATCGCTTGCTCTCTTCTCCGTTTTCAAACAGAACCGCTCCGATTTCTATGATACGGTTGCTTTTTGCTGACAAACCTGTCGTTTCCACATCAAAAGCAATCACTCTTTCAAGAAGTCTCTCTGCCACAGCATCATCCACACTCAAATGGTTCACAATGACCATTCCTCTTTGTTTTTCCGTAGTCGCTATTTGGGATAGTTGACTGTCCTCTCTTTCTAAAAATATTTTCTTCTCCTGCATGACCTTTTTTCTGCGAAATAATTTATCAAAAAATCCCATGTCTGCACCGCCTCTTCACGATCATATTTTCCTCATATTATCACAAAAGGCGACACATCATCAATCATCTTGCCATTTCAAAATCCATGAAAGCCATGAGTGTGATCAATTCCCCATCCGTCATAGCATAACTTTGGGAGGGCAGAATGCCAAACTGTACCCATGCTCGATACATAATAGTAGCTCTGGCATCTCCGCCCCGAATCAGTTTTTTACTTCTTCCACCACATTGCTACCATATCCAGACATCTTATTGATGATCCTGTAAAGTTCAGCAACTTCTCCTGGCTGAAACAATTTTTCAACAACTTCCTTGCCAGACGGTGTACCAAACTTAGATGTAAAGACATCGTTGCTAAAGGATTTCCCTTCCACTTCGCAGCTTTCCAGAATTGAATTCAAACGCATATCCCTGTCATCTTTGCTGATTTCAGACAGATGCATTACCTGTTCATGCCCCAACGGCTTACAGGTAACCAAAAAGGGTTCTCCCATAATTTCAGACAGTCGTTTGACCTCATAGATTTTCTTTTCCTTGTTCTGCAGCTTTTTCAAATCTGTTTCCAGCAGTTTATCCAAAATACTCATTTATTTACTTCCTCCTTTAGTTTGGTTCAATAACATCCAGCAGATCCCAGTCTGTAAATGTAAATGGCTGACTTACCTCGCCAAGTTTTTTCGTCGCCCAGTCCGCCAAGATCAGCGTTGAAAACTGAACGCCTTTCAAAACCACTCGTTCCGCTCCCCAAGAATCTGGATCTGCCAATTTACTCATGATGGTAAATGTAGGTGTTTTTCCGGCTTTGATCATGTCAGAAATCAGAATTGCCATACGGCTGTTGATTTTCGTCATGGTAATATTGCCGTTGCACTCCATGCCGCTGAATTTTTGGTGTTTCGCCAGATCCCCGCACATAGGCACGTCCATGAACTGCATCTGCACCTCTGCCTTCAGTGCGGTCGCCTCTCTTACCAGCTCGCCTTCCAGATAAACTTGACCATATGTACCGTTTATCGCACGCCGTTCATCAAACTGTCCCATACTTCTCCCCCTTAAATATAGAATTTCACGGAAATATCCTCGATTGCGTTCAAAATCTTATAGGATGCGGATAAGAATACGTTTGTACCCGTATTTGCCCCTTTGATCTCCTGTTCTGTCATTTCAGACGTATCAATCCCCTGACCTTTCAAATAGTTTGTCTGGGCTTCCATGTCAACGCCTGTTACGATATTCTGATCCAGCAGTTCCTCATCCCGCAGCCCTTCCAGATATGCCTGCATGGAAATGATCAGCAAACATTTATTATCATAGCTGTTTGCGAATTTGCCGATATAAACATCCTCACAAGTTGTTTTGATATCGGTATAGATCATATCTATGATGTCCACAATTTTGATGGACTTGTAATCTGCGCTTTTGGTCTGACCTACTGTCACCAGGCTGTTTACCGCACGACCAACTTTTACTTTCTCCCCATCATGGAAGATCACAAGCTCACCGGCATCGATTTTGGCGTCCAATTCTGATTTCGTGAATTTTGGAACATCTTCCACTTCAGACAAAGGATAGTATGTCGCACTGACGGAAAGTGGAGTACCTGCCAGCAGGCTTGCCATACGAGAGCAATATTCCGCCGCACTGTATGTTTTTTCTCCCACCTTGATATCTGATGTAGTGAAATTGATAATTCCTTCATGATCCGCTTTCGCATTTGGCAGCACTGCCTTTACACGAATCCCTTTGTTATCCCGTAAGGTTTTGATAAAAGTGATAATGCTGGTTACTTCTTCCGGCGTTACAGTTGGAGGCGCCACAAAATAATCAAACTTTGTCACTTCCAAAAATTTCAGACCGTTTGCTACCGTGTCCGTCAGAATCACCTGCACATACTTTACAGGCATACTGCCGCCATAAAAAGCACGTTCCAAGTATGCTTTATTGTCTTCCGTCAATCCCTCCGGAATCTGCGTAACATCTTCGACCTTCGTTACACCGGCGTCCTTCTCCGCCTCGATCAGCATTACAGCCACGATGCCACGCTCACCACGCTTAATGGCTGTAGATGCTTTGCTTTTAAATTCAATCAAAATATTGGGTAATCCCATTTACTTCACCCTTTCTGTAAAATGCACATTCTCCGCTGCATCCATATTTTCTTCTTCCTCGAACATGGCAAATGGTGCATCCTCCTTATATTCAAATCGAATATAGAAAGAAAGCTGTTCATCCGCATCCTGTGTTTCATACGTAAAAAGAAGCGTTCGATCTCCTACCGACAAAAGAAATGTGTTCAAAAAAGAAGTCACCTTTTCTTCGATTTCCAGTTTTTCATCAAAATCCGTCGTGCCATAACCATCTGTTCTGCCGAAGTAAATAATTTGTATTTCTCTGTTCGTGTCCTGGAAAAATGCGTTGTGCCTGCTTTCCTCATTGAAGCTAGGCAAATAAAGGAAAGCAGGAGGGGAATATCCTTCCCCTATCTTTCCGAAATAATGCTCCGCTTCCGGAACGCATTTTGCAAATTCATTTTTCAATGCCTGAAGAATCTCTTTCTTTCCCGTCAAAACAGATCACCCACCAATTTTTCCACCATTTCCTCTGCGTCACCAATCAACTCATCTTCCAGGTCATTCATGGCGTTTCGGTACATATGTTTCCCCGGTACCCAGCCTACTACGGCGCCTGTGCTTCTTGGATTGGCGCTTTGCAACTCTTTTTTCGGTACTTTTAGCGGACCGCCCCGCACCAGTTTGTGTCCATTTTCTACTAGATGTGCATGTGGTGCGATTTTTGCATCATTACGCACAGCCGCATATCCGCCGCCGCTGCCAACAGCCAGTGTTACACCTTCTATCAAACGTCCTGTAACTTCTTTCGTGGTTGTAGAGATATTCTGCAGCACCTTCCGCTGCATTTTCTCACCAGCATTTTCTACGATTTCACGCCTTGCGTCCGGAAATTTTTTTAACATTGCTTCAAATGCCTTGTCCAAGTCTTTCAAGCTTTGTTCCATCCTGATTTCCCCTTTCCGTAATATCCGCAACAGCTTTGATTTTCAAATACTCATTTCGGTACATCACATTGTCAATGGAAGAAATGTTATAGAGATTCCCTCGAAACAAGATTCTGTCTTTTTCCGTCAGGTCACGGCAAGCGGAATACCGGATTACAAATTCAACAGTCCTTTCCACGCCGTATTCCTTCGCTTCCCAGTATTCCTTTCCATGCAGACCGTTTACCTTCGCCCACACTTTTTTAAGGGGCAGAAAAAAAATTTTTGTATCCCCGTAAATCCCCTGCGTTTTTGTCAGACGCTGGATTTCGATACGGTTTCTCAATTCTCCTGGCTGCATGCAGCTCCCCCCCTTACAAAATGATGCGGCAGTATTGGTTGATGATTGCCGATGCCGCCGGATTGATATTCGGTGTTTTCCCGGATGTCAGAATGGTATAGGTGCGATTTTCGTACATATCCGCCGCAAGCATTAAAAAAGCAAGGGTGAGATCTGCTTTTGTATCGATCTCCTCCTCGCTCATGCCTGTTTGGCTTTTGATAAACTGTTTACCTGCGTCCATAATGGCTGCAAAGAGGATATCTTCCTCCGCTTCACCTTCCGCACGGCAAAACAATTTCACTTCCTCTATGGTCAGGTCACTGATCTTCACAGGCGTCACCCTCTGCCTCTGTTCCAATTTCCACTTCAATCTCTGCAATCCGCTGAATGATTTCTTTTTTGGTTCCGGCTGTAGAAACTCCCATTTCTTTTGCCAGTTTTTTCAGGTCTGCGGCTGACATTTCTTCCAGATCCGCTTCATCCAGATAACCAACTTGCAGTTCCGCTTCATCCACACTCTGATCTGTGCTGTCTTCTGCATTGGAATTCTGATTTTCTGTAGTTTCTTCCCGTTTCTTATCAGGTTCGGGCTGTTCCTGACCATTCACCATGATTTTTGTTACATATCCCGCTTCCAGCAGATCTTGCAACGTATCATTTTCTTCCAGATCCATCTCCTGTCCCTGTCCCATAGATACTTTCCCGCCAAAACTTTTTACTGCTTTTACCCACATATGCATATCCTCCCTTCTGCTCAGGCAGATTTCATTTTCAGTACAGCCAGTTTCTGATGGTTAGAAACTTTGCTGTCAAATTCCATCCAGGAAAGGATGCCGATTGCGTGCATATCAGCGTATTTTTCACGCAGAACCTTGATTTCGATGTTTTCCCGCATGTTTACAGACAAACCGCTGTAATCGCCATAGAGGATAGCCGCAGCATCTGCCGCAATCTGTGGCATATTGTCAGAAAGGTACACAGGTTTTCCCAACATCTTGTAAGGGAATTCGCCGGAAATATCGTCCTGCAGAAGATATCTGCCGTTTCCGTCCTTCAACTGCTTCAGCACCACAAAAGTCTCTGGATGCATGGTCCAGCAAGCATCTTTCTGATACACCTGTTTTACTTTTGCCTGCACCGCAATCAGTTCATCTGTTGTAATGGCTGTTGCCGCTGCCGCAACCAATACATTATTGGTTGCCAGTGCACCTTCATTTTTTCCGCTTTCACCATTGAGCAGCTTTCCTTCCAAGAAAATAGCAATTTCTTCTGCCATCTGGCTGATGACGAAATCTACCACACTGAAAGAACCGTTGTTTTCCAAAGATTCTCCAATCAATGTCAATGCACCCGCCAGGAAGCCGTCCAGATCAACAGAAGTAAATTTACCGGAATCTGCTGTCAAAGCGGTAAATTCATCACTGAATGCCACTTTAATATCATGTTCGTCATTTTTTCCCCATACAGGAATTTTCAATTTTCCCTTTACATAGTACATAGTTGATTTTTCCAGAATCGGGCATCTGTCTTTTACTTCCTTGATGATGCGGTTTGCAATGGTTGTGGGGATGATTGCGCCGTTATCTCCCATAGTCAGGTTCTTTTCACCTGCACGTTCTTCCACCTTATTCAGGATATAATTACAAAACGCTCTTTCTTCCAGTTCTTCGGTGGTAGGCTCTTTTTCTGCCCCTTTCGCCTTGAAACCTTTTTCTTTTCTGGCTCTTTCTTCTGCCGCAATGGTGCTGTCAATCTGTTCAATCTCTTTTTCCAGATTTTTAAACTTTTCCAGTTCTTCCTGAGCCATAGCTCTTTCTTCTGTTTTTGCGGTATTTACCAGTGTTTCCATTTCCTGAACCTTTTCGGCTCTGTTCTCCTGCAATTTTTTCAAAAAACTCATGTTCATTCTCCTTTCAGCTTTTTCAGTCTTTCTTCCAGTTTGGTGTAGTCCGGTTTCTTCTTTTCCGCTTCAACCTGCATCGTAATTTCACCTGGCATAGATCTTTCTTCGATTTCTTCCTCTCCTTCTGCCCGAACCTCTACGCTGGTGGCGCTGTAACAAGGGTTTTGGTGGATGACCAATGTGACATGATCCAGTGTGATTCCTCTGATATGACGCAAGGGCAATTTCCCCTCACGTTCTTCCAAAGAATCGATCACATTTTTCATGCCAAAGCTCCATCCTTTGATCAGTTTTTCACGGGCTGCCTTTACCACTTCCGCATCGGATGTAACGGTTTCAGCCTTCAGACCAATGGCATCTTCTTTCAGTATCAATGATCCGTCACCTGTTCTTGTAATGACCCGTTCCCGGTTATGATCAATGGTCATTGGGATATCTGTTCCAGATTCCAATGCCTTGCGGAATACACCGCTTTCCACCCTTTCAATCACTTTTCCTCTAGGTGTAATCACCGGGCGGCTCTCCCGCTCTACCACATTGACATATCCTTCAATCCGCACTGTGTTATCTGCTCTGACTTCAATCCTCATGCTTCTCACCTCCCTTCCTATTTGAAAAATCCATAACCTTATTGGTGTTCGGCGTATAGATTGTTCCTGTTTTTGGATCGACCAGCACATCATTCAAACCGATCTTGATCCAGTTAAAACCAAGTGGCGGCATATCTTCTCTGGCTCGCACTTCGTCGATCTGCATGATATTGTGTTCCACCGCAATGCCATAGGCCTCATAGCGTTCCTTCAAATCCCCTCTGGTGATTTCTTTTGTATCGAAGGCAAAATAAAAGGACCCTTTCTCCCGTTCCAGAAGAAGGTCCCTGTCCAGAGCCGTTTCGATGGTATTCAACAATCCCATCACTACGTCGATATATTCTTTTCTGTCGTTGTCAGTTGCCCCACCGGTCAAAATGCTGGAAGGAAAACCAAAAATTTTGCAAATCTCATCACCATTTGTTTCCTTGTTTTCGTTGAGCTGCATTTCCACAGAGGTATTAGAGCTTTCTTTGAATTTTGCCCCTTTGTTCAGCACCACGACATTTTCTGTGTCATTGCTGTATACTTTCCTCCATGCGTTTCTGATGGCGTCTATGGAATCCTTATCGAGCCTGTTTTCTGACTCAATAAACCCTTTCTTGTTGCCGCCTTTTTTCACCAGATTTTCTTCAAACACCAAAGAATTATAAGCCACTCCAAAAATCAGCGGATTTTCCTGCCAGATAGGCAGAGAAGAAGCACCATCTCTGGCTCTGCGGTGAATCTTGAAGAATTCATGGGGCAGATATGTCCGTCCATTGACCATAATGTCATAATCCTTAAAAATTGGATCTGAATTTATGACAATGGAAACATCTTCTTCTTTCACATAATGCAGGCTTTTGATTTCCAGCCCTTCTCTGTTGATATAGACATATCCGCCTTTTCCCATATAGTAGTCCTCAATGAGCGCACGCCAAAATTCATCACTGTTGAGCGTGTCCCCCGGATCAGCGTTGAGCAGCCGCAGCCGATAATCGTCTTTGATTTCCCGCACCTCTCCATCTACCACCTGATACATGCGTATGGGCAGACGGCAAACGGTACCAGCAATCTTTTCAATACAGCCTTTTACCGTTGGAATCTGGAGCACTGTTTTTTTATTGATGTTTGATTCTCCGATCAGTGCCTGCAAAAGGCTTTCTTCCGCAGTTACCATTTGGCTTTCCTCTGCCCTGTCCTCTGTGATTCCAAAAAAATCTTTCATACGTTCCAAAAATCCCAATTTCTCACCCCCTTCTTATATGATTTGTGCGCCCCAACTATCCTCACCGAGCAGCACCGCATCCTGCAGAAGGTAGATGGCGTTAATCAGCGATACGACCATGTCCACTTTCCCGGATGATCGTTTCTTGTTGACATACTTATTCAAATTGGTGTCCTCGGCGCATCTGGCGTTCTGGAAATTGATTTCCAGCATCAAGTTTTGTTCGTAACAAAACAATTTGTTGAGGATATACTCCCGTAGCAATTTTGTAGGTCTGTGCAGTGTTTTGCTGTGCTGGATGATTTCCACGCACTCCAACGGGTTTTTATCATCGTTTTCCAGCTTCTGTACGGTCGATAGAGCGTTGTATCGGTCATACCCTACCTGTTCCACTATGACGCCGTATTCCTCCGGCAGGGACATGATAAAGTCATCAATCTGTGCCTCTTTTGCAGCAGCCCGCACTTCTTCCAGAGTAGCGTTACTACCCATGCGGATATTTTCCAGCACACTGTCACG